GCATGGCAAAGGAAAATTCCTGCAAAACAGGAATTCCCTGATTGAGGTGTGCCTCACACAGAGCTACGGCCTTGAGGACCCGTAGCCCGCCTCGCGGTTCATGGTAGTGTAGGTGACCCGCGAAAGCATGGGACATGACCTTAAAAGGCTCACGCACCATAGTGTAGACACCGTCGGCATTGAGACAGGGTTTGGACTGCCCAAAGACGACTTCCTCAACCGTCCGACTCACGTCGCCAATCTCCAGCTCATGTCCCATGAGAAGGCACCTGGGAGACAGCTCTCGCTGCCAAAGGGGCAAGTCAGATTCGACCACGAACAACACAGCGTTGTCACCGTCGGCCAAAAAGTCGTACCTGACTCCAGGAGGCGCTGCCGCTAACACAAGACAACACATGATCAGTGTGTTGCCCAGGCCAGTGTTAAAATCGCCAGACGCCCGACACCCTTCAGCCTGGAATCTTACGCCACTACGGAAACGACCCTGGAACTCCAATTGCCAAGAAAGGAGTTGCTGCAGGCGTGGGTCGTTCGCGATAGCATTGTATATTCCATGCTCCCGAACCAAATGCTCACGGACGACATGAGATTCGAATGACTTGCAATCCACCTCGAAGGCTACGACTCCGGGGTGGGAAAGCATTTTGCGTCGAATCAGACTCGCCCTCTCTCCTCCATTCAGGCCTTTACCAATGAGCCTTGTCCTGGTAAGGAATCTCTTGTCCCACCCCCGGAAAGCGGGGTAGACAAGATGCTCGAGGGGCTTGAGGTAGCTAGCAAGTTCCAGGTTATAACGAGGTGCCCTCCCCATTATAATCCTCGGCTTGGATACCTTGTAGCGTGCCAACTTCTCTGCCTTGACAAAAGCCGCAACACGCGCATCCTTTGGCTCAGCCAAACCATCAACGCGTAGCGACTGCAGAGCTTCCTCGTAGCGCTTCCTGAGCCTACCGCACCTGTAGGACTCCACCGTTTGCTCTAGGGACCAGGGAACGTAACCATCGATCCGGGATGTCAAGACGGACTTAAGTAGCCGCGCCGCCTTGGAGAACATCTCGGAACCGAGTTTACTTGGCCTGGGGTGCCTCCCCAGCGTTCGCAGAAGCAAGCCGCGAATCGCATTGTGGGCACAAGACCTGTGCACCTGTGGAAGCCACACACCGGACACCATTGGCGTGTAGCACCGGTACATATACCTGCACCGGCCGGAGTCTTCGCAGACAGCCTCGTCAATCGACTGGGTTATGCTACAGTGGTCACGCAGATCTTCGGGTTTCCAATCCGTCGATCCTACACATATAGCAGCCGATCTTCCGAAGCGCCGCTAAGCCCCAAGCACGAGCCGCTCACCCCGCGGCTCAAGAATGTGGTTGCGGTCCCCACCGAAGACCGCTTTGAGCGAAGCCCAAAACCCACTAGGGCCCGATGGTGCCTTGGCAACACCACGATCGAGCGAGCCCAACACATCCCGGGACCACTGCGCAGCAGAGGAACGCAGAGCTCCCACAGCCAAAACCTCGTCCTCCTGAGGGAGTGAGGCCAGGACTATGGTGCCCGGAAGCATGAACGCCAAGTCCATGTCCGAGACACCAACGTCCCGAGCCCACAACCTCGCCCGAGAACGAAGCGAGCTGAGAAGACCTGCGTCCACCGCACGGAAGCAGCGGGAGACGAACAGATGTGCCAAAAGCTCAGGACAAACCCACAGACCGTGACCTGCGGGCTTCTCCT